GATTATTATTATCTCGTATTTTTTATATGATGGAAGTTCACAGGGCAATGTTCAACGGTCACACCGGATATTACAACCCTCGAACAGGGCGCGTCAAATTTGGGAAGTGCATCTACCCGAGCATAGAGGTGGCGATAAAATATCTCAAGCCAAAGTAAGATGCCTCTGAGCGATGCTCAGATTACCAAGAAGGTTGGGGAACTGCGTAAATCTGAGGGCAAGATTTACGCACCTCTCAAATATTTCAGGGGGCTCACCACCTTGGGTCAGGTCGAGACCCGTTACAAGAAGATGCTCCGGAGAGACTACAAAGATTTCAAGACGGACAAGGGACAGAAGACAAAGACCTCTTCCTACACGCAAAAGTTTAGAAAGATGTATCCGGGAGCCAAATCTCTCCCTGAAATTGCTAAGGCTACTGGCGTGCCTTTGAAAACACTCAAAACGGTCTACAATAGGGGTCTCGCCGCGTGGAGAACCGGGCATCGTCCGGGAGCCTCTCCACAGGCGTGGGGATACGCGAGAGTGCATAGTTTTGTAACTAAGGGGAAGACGTATTACACGGCGGATAAGGATTTGAGGTAATTATCAATAGCAGCCCGAGCTTCTTGTTCAGTTTTAAAAGTTCCTAAATATTTGTGTCGATACTTCGCTTCAAATTTACCATGTCTAAAAACCGATACTTCTTTCTGTTGGCTTAAAACACCAATTATTTCGATCTTCATTAAATCGATCTAACTCATTTTGAGCATCTTGTTCGGTTGAGAATGTCATATTGTATCTTTTATTATTGAAACATATAGTCACGGCGTATCGTGTTATACCACGTGTTGTCATGCGTTTTTTTATACGTCCAAGGCCATATACCTTTTTGGGCTCAACAGGATTTTCGAAATATTGGTTCAGTGCATCTGTAGCATCTTCATATGTTTTAAAAATTCCTATATACACACCCCCAACGTCCGCTCTAAAACGCTTACCAGATTCACATTCATATTCATGAATATGACCACCTTCACGACCAGTTCTTTTCATGAATGCAGCACGTTTTCCGGATTTCATATTATTCCTGGCTGTTTCACTTAATTGTTTTCTTGATTCTCCACCAGAAGTTTGATTATAACCATTAGGTGCTAATGAGTTAAGTTTTGAAATCCAATACACTTCTCTCTCATCTAAAGACTCAACTTCAACCTTTTCTAGAATTTTTAATTTCATATTATTTTTACCATGATGGGAAATAGCGTCCTTTAGTACTTTACAATTCGACGAATCGCGTAGATGTTCTCGAAATCGAAGATTTGGATCACGCGTAGTTTGTCCGACATAATATTTACCAGATGGACTTTGAATAGAATAAATACTACCCACTTCAGTATTCTTTTTAATCGGCAAATAAAAGGAATCTATAGTACTCTGAATCATCCTTAATTAAAGATTCACTTAAAGTCTTTAATATCAATTAAAACATCCCACACACACGCTCATAGATACTAGGTTCTCCACCGCCTCGACCACCTCTACCATCTCGGCGAGCTCGGTGAGTCTATCTACCGGGAAAACCTCACAGTTCCAGTGTCTCTTGTGTTCATTGATATGTTTCTGACTCTTTGTGTGGTAGTAGCAAAAGATAATCTTGGTCTCCACGTCATAGTCATTGTGAATCAGCTTATTCACGAGTTCGCCCACATACATAGCGCGATCCTCGAGGGAGGCGTCGGAGACGTCACACTTATCGGGGTTGACTCGGATCGTGACGATTGGGCAATATTGGACCTCTTCCATTCCCCCGATGGCTAGGTTTTGTTCACTGATCTTTCGAACTTCACATGAGGTCTCTCTACCCACATGTGAATCTTCATCAATCTCTACGACCACCGCGAGTTTTCCGGGGACAACCCAGAGGAGATCTGGACGTCGTCGGTCTAAATCCCCGCAGATGTCGGTCTTCACGATGCTCTTATCTTTAGAGTTGGGTGGATGTCCCACATGCCCGATGATCATGTCTCCAAACTTATGTTCAATACGTTCCATGTCTAACACTCTACATCCTCTACAAGTGTAGACTCCCTTGTGTGATTCGACGCGAGTAATTTTGCAAATTTTACAGAGTTTCGCGTAGCCAAAATCTGAAATCGGACAATCCATGCAGTATGAACGGTGACGTCCATGTGGGCACACAGAGGAGCCGTTACACGTCACACAGAAACGACGACGTTTCCCATGTTCACAGAATGCCTTCACACCCTCACTCTTACAATGGACACATTCTCTCCGCCGACGATTGTGTTCACATATATTCTTGCCACCACATAGGGTGCAATCAGGTTGATAACGATTATGTTCACACACAGTCATTTCGAGTTATATAGAAAACGAGTCATACTTTTAAGTACTTTTAAAGACTAGCACCCTTAAAGTACTAATGTCTCGTCGTCCCATTCGTAATATTCGACAACCCCAAGAACCTGAATCCAGGATCTCTTGGGACGAATACTTTATGCAAACTGCTCAACTCGCATCTGTGAGATCCCCTTGTGAGAGACTCCAGGTTGGTTGTGTCCTCGTCAAGAACAACCGCCTCATTAGTATGGGTTACAATGGATTTCTGGGTGGCTGTGAACATAAGTCCATCGTGAGGGATGGTCACGAACAAGCGACGATCCACGCGGAGATTAACGCAATCACGGATGCGGCGAAGAGGGGTGCCTCCATTGATGATTGTGTGGCCTACGTGACACATTATCCTTGCCTAAACTGCTACAAGGCTCTGGCGAGTAGTGGAATCAAAAAGATCTATTACAAAACAGACTACAAGAACGACCCAGTTGTCGAGGAATTGGGGTATGGAGTGGATGTCACTAAACATTCTTTTTCAGCAAGTTCATAAATTCTTCTTCAGTATACCTAACACCGACTACCAATTCCGGATCTTTTATGTTGATGACAAAGTCGTCGCGGTAGGCTTTGACACACTTTTTACGTCTCCAACGCACCCACCCATCTTCCAAATTTATAAATACAGTCACGTAAACTTTCTTCGTTTCAAGTTCGAAAAGTAGTTCAGTTTCTGGGCCTATACCGGCACTTTGTTCTTGAATCGTCGCCCCATTTTCTTCATACGTGATACCACCCAGACGCTGGACGTTTAATGACGTCATGTCAAAATCACGAGTTGGAGTTACGATGACATACGCGTTATAGTCAGTGGTATTTATGACACGGATTTCATTTTTAGGAAACATATATCTCCACATGGTTCTGCGATCATGTGCTGGAACAGTGTCTCGTTCTTTGTTGGGAACACACAAACAAGCCATTTAAATTACCTAATAAAAAATTTCTCTCTAAAAAGTAAGCAATGATTTTCATAGATAAAAAAGGTGATTTGAAGGTTGGTCGTAAGAAGTGCAAATATCATAAGAAGGCCAATGTTGTTCAGGCTGCAAAAAGAATTCTTCCCGAGAGTCAACTCTATAAGATGGTCTTGAAGACTAAGAAGGAGTTGTGCAACGACATGACAGCCAAAAGTATGGCGAAGAGGAAGAGGGTCCCCTCTCCTCCCACTGCTCGTAAATCCGTGAGGGCGACCAGGGGTAAGCCAGCGCGTCGTTTGATTCAAAATATATAAAGCCCGTACAATAAATGCCCTGCCCCATATGCACAGGAGCTCTCATTTCCACAGTTGCGCAGAGTGCCGCGGCTGTCAGTCTAGCGAAACATGTAAAGGACAGAACCACAAAGAAACCCAAATCTAAGAGCAAACAGTTAAAGAAAAAGTCCAAGTAAAGAGTAATGGACATCTCAAAGATTCCCAAGGATATCCTCCGTGTGCTCCAAGACAAGGAACTCTCGATGTCTCAAAAGATGATGGCTTTCAATATGCTCATGCCCGATTTGAATTCTGAACCACAACATGCCAAGGCGTATGACAACAACATAGAAGTTGGTCACACGATTAAGCGTCTTGTGGATGAGGGTAAGATCCGTTTTGACGGATTCGACAAGGATTTCAAATTGAAAATTATTTCTTCTTAGTTGGGCGAATGGCCCACATGTTCTCTTCACGGAACTTTTCATAATCGATCTCCTCGATTTTGAAAACGTCCATCAGAAACTTTTTGATGGGATGAACTTCTTTTCTACGAGGTTCTACACCCTTCTTGGAGTCTTCATTTTCCTTTCGATTTGGGGCACGCCTTCTACCCTCTCCTGGTGCTTCTCTCGGGGATGTAAAGTTTTTCTTTTTAGCGTACGTGTGAACGACACGTGGTCTCATTACTTGCATAGCGATCATCTTTACTCTTTCTTGCGATTTTTAAAATACTCTTTGTACTCATCCAAATCGATGTTACCATCACCATTTACATCGTAGCCGAGAATTTCCTCTTTGAGGTCACCGTCTGGAATTTCATCCGGTGTTATCATCTCATCCCTGTTCGCGTTCAACGTATTGAATGACATCTTCGCGGCCGTGTCAAACACTCCCGGAGACGGGTCCGTGACTTGGTTTTTGAACTTCGCTTCGACCGCCAAACGCGCTCTGCGTGCATCTGATGCCTCATCATCTGTGGTGGGTTCTTCAACCACCTTATCCCCTCCAGATTTTCTCGTAAAATAGAACACAAGTATGACTATGATAATAATGACGGCGATGCCAATTTTTATCCCGTGCTGATTAAAAAACCCCGGTTCATTGTAATAGTTATAATAATCCATATGTTAGTACTTTAGACTTTTTTTTGTTGTATTAAAATAGAATGTCTTTAGACGATATCCCGAAGAAGACTCAGTACATTATTATCGATTCTAGCTTTGTCAATGGAACAAACAACACCTTCTCATTAGACTTGGCTCTGGAATCGAACACACATGTAGAAGATATGAGTCGTGTGCTGGGTATAAAGATGGTTGATTTCTACATCACACAGATTGGGGAGAATGACGCCAACTTGAACACGAACGTGGCAAAGTATGTAGACATCATATGTCCAGAGGTTCCCAAAGTGGCACAACTTTTGGATGAACGTCAGGGACAGGTCTTCGCGAGGGTTCCTCTCGAGAGACACTTCACGGGAAGTAGTGGCTTGGTTTTACGTGACAAGCAGTGGAAGAGTTTCCATAGGAAGACCAATTACTTCAATCCCATCTCCATCAAGAAACTAAACTTCAAAATTTACGAATCTCAAGATGACGGTGACTACACTCTACTTCAATCGGATGCCAAGTGGTATATGGTCCTCGAGATTACCACTGTGAATGTGAAGGAGAAGCCAAAGGACCGCGAACTTCAGATTTTGAGAGCTTTGGAAAAGTTACTCAAAAAGATTGACGTGCTCAACGAAAATGTCCAAAAGCTTCCTGACAAACCTCCAGAGGAAACCCCAAAGAAATATTCCTTTGGTCTTCTCGTGGTTATTTTGGTCATGTTATTTAGTAGCTTTATATGGTGGGTGAATAAATCTTCTGCGTAAAAAGTATGGGAGGGAAAAAGGGTCGTCGGTTGAAATATTCACTCTCATCATCTTATGAAACGGACTACTACGAAGAGGAGATACATTTTGAAAGTCCTGACATAATTCCTAAAAATGATCGGCAGCGAGACTACAACCGGATGTTGTATAGCACGAGCAAACAGATGATTTTCGCGATTGGCCCAGCGGGAACGGGGAAGACGATGTTAGCGTGTATGTCCGCCATACACGGATACAACGACAAGACGTACAAGAAGATAATAATGACCCGACCGGTTGTTTCCGTGGAAGAAGATATCGGATACCTTCCCGGAACTCTAGAAGAAAAGATGGATCCTTGGATCAGACCCATAATGGATATCTTTGGAGAGCATTTCAGTCAGACAGATATCCAATACATGATTAAAGAAAAAATCCTTGAAATTTGCCCCTTGGCTTACATGAGAGGAAGAACCTTCAAAGATTCTTTCATCATAGCGGACGAGATGCAGAATTCAACACCTAACCAGATGAAAATGTTACTGACCCGCATCGGTGAAGACAGTAAAATGGTCATAACCGGAGACCTGAACCAACATGACAGAAAGTATGACGAAAACGGTCTTAAAGATATATACGAGAGGATTAAGAACAAACCGTCAAAGAGAATCGACACAGTAGTATTCGAACATGGAGACATAGAAAGATCTCCCATCATCAAAGATATTTTGGACCTTTATGGAGATAATTAAAGACAGCTACTCTCTAATATAGAAATGTTACCCGGTGTAGGGGTTGGAACTATCATGTCTATATTAGCTTTGTGCTCAGGAACCCCATTGGAACCTTTGCCCCTCCTGTACATCATGGCTTCGGCGAGGTGGGCCTACGGGGCGGACAGGTATCTGGATGGAAAGACGGAAGATACACCCGAATCTATTGCCGCGGCTCTCTTGACCGCTAATCTGATCTTGTGGTATTCTGACCAGACAAAATATGTCGCTCCTGAAATACTCGCCATCCTTCTCTATCCCTCATTCAAACAAAATCTACCTTTACTAAAACCATTCTACGTGGGAACCTTTTGGGCAGGAGCTATCAGTGTGGTGCCTCATCTCATAGCTCATACAGAGGTTGTTCAAGATCAAGTCATAGCCATGGGTCTTTTGGCTACGAGTGTGTCAAATATGGCTGACATTGAAGATGTAAATGATGATATTGAAAATGGAATCTACACGTTTCCGACGAGGTTTGGAGTATTACCCACACGTATTGTATCTGGTGGTTTATTTTTGGGGTCTATATACAAAAGTGGAATCATACCACACGTGCTTCCTACTCCTCTTTGTCAAAGGCGTCATCTCCATAGAGGTCGTCTAGTGTCTCCAGTATTCCACGCAGGTCGCCTAGTGAAGATTTTGTAGATCTCAAACCCCATGACGAGAGTAGTCTAATTTTCTTTTCCGCGCGCTCATACTTTGCAATCTGATCCCTCATATCTTTGAGCTTTACAGTCTCGATGACTTGATACTTCTTGCATCTGGGTTCTGCCTGAGGCACTGGTTTATTAATGGCGTATTTATGTTTCCGCTGTTTATCGGACGAATTGTAAATACGGGTGGGTGTGCGACAAATGGCAAACATATATCTATATCTGCGAAGAATACTTTATAACTGTTTACTGCGCCACAGTCTTCTTCTTGGTGGTGGCACCGGTCTTTTTCGTAGCAGTGGCAGGCTTCTTGGCGGCCGTCTCACACTTGCACTTGCACTCGCCAGCGGGGCCGGAGGGGCCAGCGGGGCCAGCGGGGCCGGGGGGACCCTGGGGACCAACACCCCCCGCACCACCACCGTTGTCCACAACCTTCAAAAGGAGATCAAAGAGGCGTTTCTTGTCTACACGGGGGGTTTGCATTTCCTGGAGAATTTCTTCACGGAGAGAACTCATGGTACTATATATAAAAACAAGATTTGTTTTTAACCTAATGATCATCATCGGCCCCGCGTTACTGAGTGGGATTGGTCAACACGCGAAGAAGTATGCCAAGATGTTCAACTGTGATTATTTCCTAATCGGTAGTCAACTCCCAGATGTGGATCATGCTCTCATTTTTCTCCTTCCAATTCACGAGCATTTGAAACATATCGACTACATACGATCCCGCGTCAAAAACCTGGCCTGTATGACGGTGTGCGAAACGGAAACGGTGCACGCGGATTATGGTCTCATCATGGAAGAATTTAAACGGGTCGCGGTCCCGAGTGAATTTTGTAAGAAGGTATTCTCACGGCAGTTCCCAAAGAATGACTTTTATGTGATTCACGCCCACATCCCACCCCCAAAGGAGAAACCCTACGTTTTCTACCATATAGGAAATGTGATGGACCCGCGTAAAAACTTTACGGAAGTCGTGAGAGCGTTCGTGCGCTTAAATGAACCCAATACACGCCTGGTCGTGAAAGCCACGTGTAATCAGAACATCGATATTCAATTTCCTCGTATTGAAGTCATCAACGGTCTAGTATCTGAGGAAAAGTTGGACGAGATTCATAACACCTCAGATTGTTATGTGAGTTTCTCGCACTCTGAGGGTGTTGGTATGGGTGCGGTGGAAGCGGCTATGCGCGATAAGCCGGTCATCATCACAAATTATGGGGGCGCGCCCGAATACATCAAGACACCATATCTCATCGACTGTGAACTCGAAAAGTTGGAGCAAGATGATTTCCTCTTCCAAAAGGGTATGGAATGGGGGAAACCAAACTTTGATCAACTTTTAGGGTTCATGAGGGACGCGTATGAAAAGCGGGTGCGCGTCATGGATCACACGCACACAAGGGCTCTGGTTGGAAGGGAGAATGTTTTAAATGAGTTCATCGTGAATATAATTGGTTCCAAGGGTAATGAGACCGACAATGATGGTGCCACTCATTAACATTTCCTTTTGACGAATGATCGAGAGAGTGATGTCATCAATGACTTGGACGCCAGTAGGCTTCTTGAAAAGTATCGGGACGAGGGTGCACACAGTGATGTAAAGAGCCATTGAAATTATAACAGGTCTAAGACTATCCTGATCTAACATTGTTCTATACTACCCCTGGATTTTAATTTTGACTCCCATCTCATTCTTGTCGATCCTGTGTTTCTTACAGAAATCACCGCACACAGCCTTAAACGAACAGGGCTTACCAGCCATAGTCATAGCGGCGCAGGTTTTGTTCGTCGTGCGCTGTGCACTTTTGGTTTCGGGGGGCTTGTCAATGACGACCACCTTTCGCTCATTCTTCTTCATCTCGTGCTTTTTGTAGGACATTTTACACTTCCACGTTGCATCTGCTAAGTTGTAACACTTATCATTTGGTTCGCTGATGCGATACATCTTCATCGCATCAGTGAGACATTTCTGCCAGACTTCGTCACGGATGACTTCCATTTTGAAGAACTTAGATTTTTACAAAAATATGATCAACTTAGGTGCTCAAGCTTCACCTCCAATTTCTGCGAGATACACATCGACCTGACCAACAAATTCCGGACAACTCTCACTCGTCTTCTTCGTGACAAAGTCTTGGACATTGACGATATGTTCTGTGAACTTCTTCACGTCGATGCCAGTGGCGTTGTGGATCTGTGCGTTGGTGGCTATATCTTTGAGTGCGTATAAATACGCCGCCGCGTAGTTGGCGTGTAAGACTGCGATCATGGGGGACTTGTCTTGCTGTGCGGCCGTGGCGTATCGTGCAGACTGTCTGACGAGTTTATCGATGGAGTGACTAATACCTCTAGATTTGTTTTGCACGATGACAATCAATATAAAGATGGCCACCATAAAGTAGAAGTACATCTCTTT